CCCCAAATAAAAGTGTGTATTGGCTCTTTATGTTTTTTTTTTAAAATATAAGAGATTTTGATACTAATTTTAAGTTTATTACCATAAACATAAGAAATAAAAAGTATATTTAATTAAAAATATAAATAAAAAAGGTATATTTTTTGTATAAGGAATATGGTCTCAAANTATAAAAAAAGTATAAAAAAAGTATAAAAAAAGTATAAAAAAAGTATAAAAAAGTATAAAAAAAGTATAAAAAAAGTATANAAAAAGTATAAAAAAAGTATATTTAAGAAATAAAAATATACTATTAGCATATATAATGGTATTGTACAAATGTGATTGTTGTATTTTTTCTTCTAAAATTAAAACACATTATAATCGACACCTTAAAACTAAGAAACATATTACTAATAGTAATGAGTCTCTTATACCTATGGTAAAGAGCCAAAAAGAGCCAGAAAAGAGCCAAAAAGAGCCAGAAAAGAGCCAAAAAGAGCCAGAAAAGAGCCAAAAAGAGCCAGAAAAGAGCCAACAAAATTTAGAAAATACAAATAAATATTATTGTGAATTTTGCTTTGAGGTTTTTACAACATTTGCTAATAAACGGAGACATGAACTCCATAGATGTAAGGAAAATAATTATATTATTAAAAGTAAAATTAATACATTAGAAAAAGATAAAAAGGAATTACAAAAAACAATACATAAGTTAATTGACAAAGCTGGAAATACTACTATTAATCATATTCAAAGTAATCAAAATAATCAACAAAATATTAAATTAAATAATTATGGTAGTGAAGATTTAAGCCATATAACAGATTTCTTTAAAACCAACTTATTAGGATTGCCCCATTCTATGATTCCTAAAATGATAGAAGCCGTTCATTTTAATACTGATAAACCAGAAAATAAGAATATTTTATTGCCTAATAAAAAGGAAAATAAGGTGAAAATATTTAGTGGAGATAAATGGGTTTACAAAGATAAAAATCAAACATTAAATGATCTCATTGATGGTAAATATTTTATTATGGATACCCACTATGAAAGTGTATGTAATAAGAGTAATAAAAACTTAAACTTGTACAAACGATTCCAAGAATTGTTTGATGAACGAAACAAACTATTACTAGATACACAAAAAAAAGAGTGTGAAATACTACTTCTTAACAATCGATGAAACTTTTAAAAAAAGTTTAGACAAAAGAAAACTTTTAGAAAAAGTTTAGACAAAAATAAAGAAACTTTATTTGAATAATATTAAATATCTAAGTATTTTTTGATATATATTTGTAATTTTTTATTTATTTTTTTATTAAATGAGTCTAAATTATTAACGTAATCATAATTATCTTCTTCTTCGATTTTAGTATTTATATCTTCAAAAAATTTTATAATATAATCTGGACAATCTTTCATAACGTTACATTTATTAACAATAGTATCTATAAGTTTATCCGGTTCACGGTCCCATTTTTCTGAATCTATATCCTTAACAAAAGTAAAATACTTATAAATATCGACATGATTATTTTGATAGTATTTCTCCAAAATACATTTAATTTCGTTCTTAATATCTTTACTAAGGTGTGTATCCCAATCCCAATCAATTTTAACAAAACTGTTCTTATCTAACAAGAATAGATATGTATTAATTTTCTTATCTTTAAATTTTACTTTATCATCAACTGATTTGGGATTGTAAATTAAAAACCGTTCTAATAATACTTCAATCATAGTATCCCAAAAATTTAATTTATTAATATCTGATTTTAACACGATATGAATAATATCGGTATTATTATTTCCAATGATTGGAAACTGTAATTTATTAATTTTGAAATAAGTATACTTACTATCTAATTCAATATGTTTAAATATATTCCAATTAATATTTCTATACTCTTTTATCCCACTGCTATTAATAATAGTTCTAACATTAGAAATATTGTTCAATAAATCTTGCTCTTTGTTTGAATTTTTTTGAAAATAATCGGTAATATTATAAATATCCATTGGATTCATATCTGCATATTTTTGATTTGTTTCTATTTGAATCATATAAGTTAAAATAATAGATTCGTACACATTTAATTTATGAATTGTATTTATTTTAATATGGTTTTGAATCCTTTTTATTGTTTCATAAATTATACTATGATATGTTTTCCATTCATGGTTATCTGATATTTTACATAATGGAAATGCTGGCAATTGTTTATATTGATACTGAGATAAGAAATTATAATACTCTTTAACATTTAAATTTTGAATTGAGTATTGTGATAGAATTCTTAATTTAACAAATAGTTGCGAATTTTTTTTTGATAAATTGGTTTGTTTGTTGCTTATAATGTTTAAAATTACGTTATAATAAAATGTTTGGTATTTAATGCAATGATACCCCCAATCAACGGTTTCACGTAAGTCTATTTTTGATTCTTCTTCTATAATAGTATTAAAATTAATGTCATTATTATTTAGTAATTCAATAAAATTATTTTTATTTATTAGTTCAGTAATCTTTTCTAATTGAATTTTTTTGTTAATGTTAGGTAAGTATTCAACATATCCAGATTCCGCGAATCTTCTATGAATATCATCATTGTTTTTAATTAATCCAAAATATATTTGATTTTTTGCTCTTGTTAGAGCAACATGTAAATGCGATTCATACACTAATCCTATTTCTTTATTGCTAACTATTTTTAGTGATTCTTCGGTTACACCTAAAATAAACACAACTTTTCGACCATCACCCTTCGAGGATCTAACCGACATTATTCTAGTGGCATTAACAGAATCATTTGTATTAATTACTGTTCCAGCGGTATGTTTATGTAGATATACATATTGTATGTATTTAGAATCATATTTATCTGTCCAATACTTTTGTATTTTAGTTTGTAATTCTGATGCTATTATATTTCCTTTCATAATTGGAAATATAATTAAAAAATCATTTGGTAAATAATTATTAGTTTCAACCTCACTTTTATATTTTTCCATTATTATATCGCAAACTTTATCAAGTTTAGTATCATTTGTATTATTCGCATAAATAATAGGAGAATCAATAATTTTAATTGGGATTTTGTTATTTTCTTTTGCGATATCTTTATCACATTCTATACTTGGTAAGTTATAGTTCTTAAAATTAATAAGTTCGTTAATTTTGTTACCCATATTAGTTACCTTAATCCGTCTATTGTTATTGATTGGATGTTCTTTAATAATATCAATATTTGGAAGTCCTTCTTCCACAATATTTGTCAAAAAATTACTTTCATATTCTAATGATTGTAGTTTATCTCCAACAACATTTATATAACATGATGTTTCATAAATTAATTTAATCATAGCATGTAAATAATTTTCAGGTAAATCCTGTACTTCATCGATCCATATTTCAGATTCTTTGCTTAATTGAATATGTTGTCCTCCATATCTCATATATCCATTTTTAATCTTATTAGCACCATTAATTTTAATATTATCAACTATACCTTTAAAAAAATTGGCACCTTGGATATTTGAATTAGATAAATTAAAACAAAACGAATCTATTGTTCCAATAATAACTATACATTCTCTTTTAGATTGTTTATGTGTATATTTGATGACATAATGTTTATCAGTGTTTTCTTCTATACTATTTGTTATATTTTCAATATGATATACTTCTTCACCCTTTTCAAAACGTTTTTTTTGGTCGTTTAATTCTTCATAAATTACAGTTTTAGCAGAATGTTGTTTAGTTATAATAATATATGTTTTTCTATCAATATTTTCTGTAATAGATTTCCATATACCATATGTTTTACCATTACCAGCACCTTGCTGATAAACACCTAACCCAGATTTAACAACGTTTTCGTCACTCCAAAATTCCCATATTTTCTCGGGTTTTGTTTTTAAAAAATCGATTGTTTCTTTTAATGTTTTAGGCTCTTTTAATTCAATCATTCCACTTTTAATTTTATTAAGTTCTATTTTAAAAATAAGTTCATTTATTTCAAGTAGAATGAAATTATATGTTTTAATAAATGATTTATATTTCCATAATTGGTTAAATATTAATAAATAATTTCCACTTGATAATTGGTCTAATTCAACACCTTCATTACCATCAATTAACCATATAATTTCTTTACCAAATTCATTCCAATCATTAAATCTATTAACTATTTCATGTTCTGAAATATATGAATGTTGGATTTCACAAGTTCTATTACTACTTAAACGAATATCCGCTCTCCTACAAGTATTAGAAACTTTAGATGAACAATAAAATTTAATTTCCCGCATATCTTTTGGAAATTGATTTTCCATACTATCATGCCATTTCCCTGGCATTTCAATACAATACAATACTCTTTATATCTTTAAATATTTATTTTAAAAGAAAATAAACTTTTAGAAAAAGTTTAGACAAAAATAAACTTTAAGGAGCAAACATTTTTATTATACGTGTTGAATACTTTTTATAGGTTATTATATTTTGTTGTTTTAGTTTGCTGTTATTATCTTCTGACATTATATCATTATTTATATACATTATTCGTTCTTTAACTGTTGTAATAAACGTATCTAATCCGAATATTTTGTTTAATATTATGTGTTTATATTCAATAATTTTCTTTAACACTTTGTTAATAATAATTAGTCTTTTATTTATGTATTGAGGTGCTTCATTATATTTTATAATATCAAACTCATTTAGTATAGGAATCATTTCATTAACGAATTGTTTAGATATTATTTTATCAGCTTGTGATAAAATACGAACTCTAGTTACTATATTTTCATAGGGTCTTCTACATAATGGACAATGTTTCGTTAGACATAACGAAAGACATTTATGATGAAATCTATGACCACACTCTAATTCTCTGTGTATTTTACCATTTTTACAAAGACAAATAGAACAATTCTCCATGTTTATTTTATTAATAAAAAATAAACAATTAAATCAATTTTAACATATTAACTCCCAGCATACCACTCAATAATACCATCATTATTTACATCGATTGATTCTAAAAAGTAATGATTACATTCTAATTTAAAATCTTGTTTTATTAGTTCGTTAATAATATATCTACGAGTCATAGGTTTAGTTGATTTAATTACAAATATATTTTTCATTTGTATAGAATCTGAGTAGCAATAGCAATCGAATGTTTGAATTAATTTAACCTTTTTCTTTGTTGTAATCACGGTGTGTAAATCTTTGTAATCGATACAAATATCAAACATTGCGTTTGGGAATAGTTCATCTATGATTGTTTGTTCAAATTTGTACATTGTATAAGCTTTTTCTTCATCATCATATGTTTTGTTTAAAAATAATCCACCAAATCCTTCTAAAGTTGTTTCCATTTTAATTATATTTTCTTCTATTTCATTCAAATCATCAAAGAGTTGGTTAAATGTTGTATTGTATATTTCTGATTGTGGACAATGATTCACTTTTTTTTCACGATTTAATGTGTTTTCTTTAGTATTTCTTTCACGGATTTCATCTAATGTCATTGACGAATTTTCATATGCTAGATCTCCTCCAAATGAGACATCATATTCATTAAAATATAAAATATCGAAAATTTTAGTATTGTCGCTATTGACAATTGTTGTATGATATTCACTACTTTTTGGTGACCATTTTTCGTTAGGCATTACAATGTTAGCTAATGTTAAACAGAATGTTGGATTCCACCAATGACAACCACCCCTTAAACAATAGGAATCGATGTGTGTTTTTTTATAATTATTGATAAAGGGTTCTAATATCGGATCTAAATAGTCAACACGATATTCTTCATATTCTAATTCTGGATTTGTTTTTGATTTTTTATCATCGTCGTAATTATCCCAAGGGAATGGTTTAATCATATTATGTTGTTCTAAGGTATCTATTAAGGTATCTTCCCAATCCATTTGATGATCTACACTAAAACTAGAATAATCCGCTGGAGAACTATTTTTATTAAAATAGCATTCTCCATTCTTATCATTAAAATAGTCATAAATATGCTTGTATGATGTGAACTTAATGTCTGGATTAATAGAATTGTTCATGTATCCTAATACACCTTTTTTAATAGCATTTTTAACTTTTACAGTATTTAATAATGGCACTATTACCTCGTACCAATTATCTTTGAAATTATAATTTTTAGGCATTTATTTATATTGACACACCTAATCTTTAACTAAACTTTTCTAAAAAGAAACTTTTAGAAAAAGTTTTAACAAAAATAAAAATAAAATAAAAGTTTCTTTAATTCTTTCTACACTCAATAAACATAAACTTTTGTTCATCGTTTTTAATTATAGTAAAGTTGTTTTCTTCTAACAAGTTTGTTTGAAGAAGTCGGTGATTATAACTAATTAGCGGGATTTGAAGAAGCCGGTGATTATAACTAATTAGCGGGATTTGAAGAAGCCGGTGATTATAACTAATTAGCGGGATTTGAAGAAGTCGGTAATTTCACGAGACTTATTTTTACGATTGTTTGCCACTCTTAGTACATCTCCAAACACAATCTCACAAGCATCTTTGAATCTAATATCATTAATTTTATTGCGAGCTTTGAATGGTGTCATAGTGTTTAGCAATGATTTATATTTTTTATCATAATAATCGTCTGGGTATTTAAACCCATCCAATTTTTCAACAATCAATGAATAAATTTGTCCAACAGGTTTCATAATTTGGTTTGTTATGTAGAATTTGTAATCAGGTTTCAATCCATTTTCTTTAATATAATCTGGGTGTTCAATACGATCCCCTTGTAACACGCTTGTAAATTTGTTTTCTTTTACTTCTATATACGCATATGGAATACGGTCATTTGATGATGGTTTATTACCTGGATCTCGCATCCCCATTCTGTCCGCCAATACTTTATGTGCGATTTGATCTGGATTTTTGTAATAGCCTCTAAGGCTTTTTGTAACAACGAGCATGTCCATTCCAAATTTACCATCCAGCAATTTGAATAATTCAGTTCTCAAAAACTGGATTGACAATTCTAGATTTTTCTGGTTCATCAAAATATCAATCACCCCAACATACACATGTTTTACAATGTTGGCATTATCACGACGTTTTGATACAACTCCCATACTAGTAACATCATAATCGTTTTGACCTGTCTTGAACTCATATTTATTACCAATGTATCGTTTTTTTGAGAATAGTATAAATGGCCAGAATGTTTTTTCATACTCTAATTTATGTGGTGGTTTTAAGAAGGGTTGGATATATTCTTGGGCTTGTACTCCCATATCAATAGATTTGATTAATCCATCTTTATTTTTGATTATTTTACCATTCGAATCTTTTGGATTAAAGTTAATAAATATTGAGTCAGTATTTTTAACTATTAATGGAAACCCAGTATTAAAATCACCCTCACTTGTCTCAATATCATAAACATATTCTTCATAATTAGTATTACGTAAATATTCTATTTTTTTAATTTCATTTTCATTTTTACGTAATGTGTTAAAACTACATGTAATTTTTATTATATTAGATTTATCTTTTCGTGTATTAATTGATGCATTAAACCCAAGTGATCTAACTAAATAATATAACATAGATGAACCTATTTTACCTTTATTAGTTAATATAATATTTTTTGATTTTGAATTAATACATTTATATCCGTCGGCAGCATAATAACCACATAAGAAAGCTTTTCTTATTTCATATGATCCATTCATCATATTATTAGGTATAATTTTATATTTATCTTTGTTATAAAATTGTTGTCTATAATCTACAACGTATTTTTTAATATGCCCAACAGGAACAATTTTATATACACCTGAACTATTTATAGTATCTAATATTTTAAACTCACTATCATATACTTCAAAAAGCAATGATTGTAATATTAAACATAAATCTAAATCTTGATTATTTAATGCCCAACTATATTTGAAATTATTATTGTTTTTATTTTTATAAGATCCACAACTTCCATCACCATAAAAGAAACCATATATATATGCCTTCTTATTTTCTAATGATTCATTTCCTATATTATATTCATTAATATCTTTTAGAGTTATTTTTTTAAATTTTATATTATTAAAATCTATATAATTATGTAGCAGTTTATCACCAACTTTTAATTCAGTAGGTTTTATTTGTTTTTTATTTATATCTAATAAACTATGATCTTCGGTAACATCAACCATGCTTGTATGTGTTGTAATTCTATATATTTTTTTATTTGTCTTATGTCTAATAATTTTACGTAATGGTTTCCATCCATTACTTGTTTGAATTAAATAATTTGAACTAAATGTTTGTTGTTTATCAAATAAATCATTATTAAACATTTTAAAATTATCATAACTACCCCATTCTAAATCAGTTATATCATCTATTTGTTTAATTACAATATTTCCAGAACTTATATGTTTCAATAAAATAGGCGTATCACTTGTAACACTATCTCCGTACACTACATCAGCGCCGTCAAAATGTTCTTCAACTTTTTCTTTTGCTAGATACAACAATTTACGACCAGTCGCGGTTGTAGATGCAGCAATATCTTTCAAATAAATCTGGCTTGTGGCTGCTCCAAGTTGCCCATACAATGAATTGGCGGTCATCTTGAATGCTAACTGTAAACCATCAAAAACCGATTTTTCAAACTCACTGTAAGTGTCTTTAATACTTTTGACTAATGATTTTTCAACAACTTCTTTTGATCCATTGACTTGAATAATCACATAATTATCACCATCTTCTTCTAACAATCCTGATTTTGATTTGATATTTGTATCGTTAAATTCTAATGTTTTGAATTTAATCAATTTACGTGTATTTTTACGAGCTTTCAACAATTCACGCAATTTGTTTGGAATAACTGACTTAGTCCCATCCAATGGTTGAACAAACCGACATACTTTTACACCACACTTTTGTTTTCCTTTGCTTTTTTTTTTAGGGTCAATCCATTTATAAACATCATGCTGTATATCTTCATAACCATACCCAATCTTCTTTAATTCTTCTACACCAGTTTCACCAAGATATTTAGCGGATTCTTTGTTACTTTCAAGAATAATAGAATCATGTGATAAGTTCTCACTAATCATCGATGATGGATACAGTGATGCATAATCTAATACAGTGACTGGTGTATCTAAATAAATCCCAGGTTTAGGTTTCAATACAATGGCTCCTTCATACCCATCATCGTTATCGATAACCTCTATTGTATCATCATCACCATATTCAAACATATTTTCATGATTGCCTGTTGTAGCATGAGTGTCTCCAATTTCTTCTTTTTCATACTTGATTAATGGTATCAAAAAACCTTCATTTCTACATTGCTGGGAAACAAGGCTAAAGATTTTGACACCTTGTCCTCTAAGAAATAGATATGATAAAGGTACGCTACATACATTCGACATACCGATATTATTTGTAATAATCTTTAACTTATCGATCAAATTATTGACCAATACGCAATCCTGAATACAGTATTTTGCCACAATACATCGGTCATCAGCATCACCTTCTTGAAGTCTAAAAATATCGTGTGGACTCACATCATCTTTTGCTAATGTCCATTTAGGTTTATGTTCTAATATAGATGTATCAATAGGTTCATTGAGTGTGACAGTATTAGAATCATAATCAATGTCTACAATCTTTATTTTTTTGTCTTTATATTTCTTATCATTTCCATAGTGTATAGTGATAAAATGTCCTACTTTCAAGGTATCAACACCATTAATAGTCATTTTATCTCCATCAATATTTTTAATTTTGTCGTTGATAAATGTTTCCGCCACATAATCTAATTTGTAAGACACTAGATTAAAATCTTTTTGAACTATTTTAAACAAATCCATAACAATCCGTCCATCCATACTAATGTATTTTAGTGTGTTGTCACCAAGTGCCGATGATGCTAATTTTTTGACTTCTAACCGTGAATTTTTGATTACATTTTCATTTTCTTTATTAGTATATTTGATGCGTCCTAATTTTCGGAATCTTTCTAATACATTTTCATCAGGATAATATGAGTTTAATTCTTCGGCTCTGTCCCACATAAATGAGAAATCAAAGCCAAAGATATTGTAACCAGTTATAATATCAGGATCTAATGCTTGAATAAACTTAGTCCATGCCAACAATACTTCTTTTTCAGTATCATACCATTCAACTACTGCTCCTTCAATTGGACTACACGATTTCAGTGAAATAATGTGTTTCAAATAACATTCCGGTTCCCCATATTTTTGGATAGTTGTACCTATTTGAATGACTTTATCACCATCAACTTGTGGAAATTGGGTGTCTAATATAGTTATAATCCTTTTACAATAGGTATCACGTCCTGAATCAACTTCTGGAAATTGTTCATTAAAATAGGAGTAAAGCATGTTGATACAAAGACTAATATCGTTTGTAATGTTTTTAGCATATACTTCATTGTCAAAATCATAATCATCATTAATAGCTGTCATTTTCTGGTGATTAGATTCATTGTAATTGGTAAGATAAATTGCGATAATGTCGTTAATTGTTTCATTGTTTATATCAAATTCATCTTTTGGAAACAGTTTTTTGATTTTTTTGAATAGCAAATATATTTGTTTTAAAGCTTTAATAGCTACTTCACTAATAATGCGTAGTGATGGTTTTTTGTCGGTTTTTGTATAAATAGTTTTAACTAATGGATTATCTTTGGCACCAGTTGAAAAGGAATCATTGATTATTGTAATAATATGTGATTTATAGGAACTTTGGAAGGCTTGAATTTCATTTTTGTCGGATTGAAAGAAATATCTAAGCAATTCAACTGCTAACAATTTGTAATTTTCATCAGTATGTAGGACTAAATGAATCGATGATGTCACTGTTGTAATAGATTTTTGATGTGGCTGTTCATCATCCAATGTAAAGACATAACTAATATCATCAATGTTTAATTTTGGTGATTTTGTGAATGCTGATACAATAGATGTATTGATACAATCAAGTTGTGATGAGGTGGTTTTCAAGGCAACTTTTTTGTACTTGTCGTACAATTCATAACCTAATTTCTTGTAATTTTTTTTGGCTAATGGAAAATCACCGTGACTACTGCTACATTCTATATCAAAAGAAGCGATTAACATAGGAGCAATTGAATTATTTTCTACAGGTTCAATAGAGTCATAGTGGGTATCAATATCGATTTGGCACATCGATGTTTTGTCATTTCCTCGGTTGATTGTATATTTTCCACTAGGAATTTTAACCCATCCTGATGCTTTTACTTCTTGTGTATGAATAAATCTAATAAATGGAGTAATATTAGATTCATATATTTTAAATTTTATTTTCATTTTATTAATAGATGGAATAACTAATCCTTCTTTTATAATATATGTTACTTTAGACATTACAATGGAGTTATGAAATGTGATTTTAATGAATTTAAAGAGTTTGTTGTTTGTGAAGCCATAAAATTCTTTTTTTTTGACAAAATCCAATGCAATAATGTCGTCAGCATAAGAATTGTATTGTTTATTTTTTCGGGCATTTTCTTTCAATTTATTTTTGATAGCATTGAATAATTTTACTTTGTGTAAATCGGTAAAATGTTCTGATACTTTGATAAAGAAATAGGGTTTAAATTCAGTATTGTTTACTGATACAGAATAACCTTCTTTAGTGACACCATACAATTTAACTACATGTTTGTAAACTGATTTATTTCTTTTAGTAGTCATGTCCATTTCTCTACTAAATTCATTTGTACCAAGCCATTCTAGACATTGAAATTCGATATCATCTTTTGAATTTAATTTTAGTTGACTATTATTTCGTAAAGAGTTCATTAATATAAATAATGATGTAAAATTTAAATCAATTTTTTGAAAAAAAATAATATAATATATAATTAAGAAATGGAAGATTTTACAACATTTTTCTTTATATTAATATGTGCCTCTATATTCTATATATATTTAGAAGATAAAGCATCGGATGTGACATATGTTAAACATAAAAATGTAGAATATTTAGTTAGAAATTTACCAGATAAAGAAGAAGCAGCATTACTATTATCACGTATTAGAGAAAGATTAACACAATTGGTTGAACATTGTAGTAAAAAAATAGATGATAAAGAGAATTCTGATACCTTGAATGAATCATTTAAACGATTAAAAAAGAATTTTAGACCAGATAATATTACGGAAAGTTCTCCAGGAAACAAATATACATCGTATTCTATTAATAAAGGTGATAAAATTGTATTTTGTTTAAGGTCTAAAACTGGTGATAATAAATTGGTTGATTTGAATACGATGATGTTTGTTGCTATACATGAATTAGCGCATTTAATGACTAAATCAATTGGTCATACAACCGAATTTTGGGATAATATGCGATATTTATTGAAAGAAGGAATAAAACTTAAATTATATAAAAAACAAGATTATAATGCTAAACCTGAAAAATATTGTGGAACAACTATAACGGACACCCCATTAAACAATTGATAGTGTCATTATTTTATTATTTGTTTCATATTCAATTAACTTATTGGATACTTAAATTAATTTAGTGTAAAATCAAAATATTTTATATGAATATATTAATGTTGTATTATATTTTTCATAATCATAAATCAAACGAACACTATTTATTTATAAAAAAAATAAATGATGAATTAAATACATTAATATCTAAACTAAAAGATGAAAGTATAACGGTTGGGGAACATAAAACTCTACAAAAACACTACCCATCATTACCTAAAATAGAATTTAGTGATGTATTCACTATAGATATAAAAAATTATACTTTACTTGATGTTAAAAAACTATTATTTACAAAATTAGAGATACCAGTTGAATATAATCATTTATGGTACTATGATTTGAATGTAAGTGACGAAATAAAAAATGGAATAATGTCTAGAAATAAATATGATGATGTAACGTCAATCATCGATTTTACCAGATTTCCACATATATTAGGATATATGTATAAAAATGACCATGGGATTAATTTTCATGATCCAGAATTAAAAATAGTGACACATCGTGAATCAAATGATGAATTAATAGATTTACATTCAACTATATTGAGTAATTGTGATTCTATTGAGGACAACATAATACATTTTATAAATTTAAATGATATAGATGAAGAACCAGATACATTACAACGTATAAAAGATATTTATTATTATAATTATAAATCAATTAATTTAGATATAGTGAAAGAAAACAAGGTAGAATATATTAAACTTTATAATGCGTTTGATACAAATGTAGATGCTTTTAATACATTAAATTATAATAAAAATAAAGATAAATATGTATTAGAACAACATGATATAACATATAGCGATGTGATAATGTATGCTAATATTAATGAAAATAGTGAAATAAATTTAGAAAAAATATATAATACATTAATCTTGGATGACACTATTATATTTATGAAGTATAATAACTATGTTAAAAATGATTACTATAAATTAAACAAAAAAGCAATACACAAATTTGAAAAAAAATCTCATAATAAAAGGGAATTGATAGATTATAAACAATATTTAGTTAATTATGAGTACAATAAATATGAACCAATACTATCAAAAAAACAGCTTGAAAAATGGAAAACTAATATATACATTTCTAGAGAGGATTTTTATCATCAAGATAAAGAGGATATATGTTTAAAAATAGATGTATCCGAGATTAAAGCAAATATGTTTTGTAGTTTAATTATTCATTATAGTGGAATGATAGAAATAAAACTATTAGAACGTTCTAAACAATATTCTGTCACCAAAGATGAATTAGATAAAATTGTTGAAAAGATTGATAATATAATCGAAAAATTAAAACGTATAGATTCGACTATTAAATTTGTAAGTGATAATTTGATATACATTAGTACTAATTCTAAAAGTGTCATTCATATTGAAGACAAAAAAAAGGTATTATTGTCTGAAATAAAAAAACATTTGCAATCCTATTATTTTTTAGGGTATATTGTAGAAAATAATGAAAATACAATAACGTTAAAATATAGAAATAGTGATGTATATTCGCAATATAACAACATTAAACATTTTTATACTACATTGAAAAAAAATAATAAATTAGGTGTTTCCGAGTTTAAAACATTATGGGGAAAAGAAAGTACTAAATTATTTAATTTATCGCCTATAGATTCTGGTGAGCTATTGATTCAATTTAATGACGAAGGTGACTTAAAATATTCAACTGATATAGTAGATATTGTGATATCGAATGGTAGAATTAATAACGAGTTTAATATTGATATTATAAATGCTAGAAACATTAATGAAACACATAAAATTTATAATGTACTTGAAACAATAGTATATAGTATTACACATAAATCAACTAAACCTAAAATAGTAAAATCAGCTATAACAACGATAATGGCTCCAACAACACAAAGAGCTACATTTTCAAAAGGATTAGATATGTTTGATTCGGAATCTGAATCGGATTCAGATTCGGATTCGGAAGAAAACGATGATAACGTTGTAACTAATGATTTAGATTATGTTATAAATGATAATTCTAAAAATAATGATATTGTTATCACAAATTTATCGACGGTTATGCCTAAAAATATTAGAGCATATATGGGACAGATGCGAAAAAAGGATAAAAAATTGTATGATTATAAATCAAAAATACACAAATCATATACTACAAAATGTGGATCTGTTAATATGAGACAACCGTTATTAGTATCTGAACGTGAATTAGATATAATAAAAGAAAATAAACATGGATATGATGAAATAAAGGACAACATTATAAAATGGGGGTCATCCAATCGTGATTTACACAATTATATATGTCCTAGAATATGGTGTATAAAATGTAAAACAGTATTGACTTCTAAACAATTAATAGATGAAATGGATAAAACAGAAGAAAAGGCGGCATGTCCATTTTGTGCAGGAAAAATTATTCAAGATAAAACGTCGATAAAGTATAATGAATCAGTGTTAATTAGGATAGCATCAAGTGATAATTATTGGGGTTCTTCTGAAAAGGGTGTTCCAAATTATCCAGCAGATTTTTTATCAGATATAAAAGGTAGTGGTAAAATAGATAACTATAAAGAAAAATGGACAAAATATTTGTATGGAACCGAAAAAAAAGCATATCCAAGTTTTTTAGAACCCAAGTCTCATCCTAATGGAGCATGTATGCCATGTTGTAATTCAACGCAAAATGAACTTTCTAAAAAGGATGGTATATATACTCCAAAACATTTGGATAAATGTTTTACACAAGATATAGATTATATAGTTTCTAAAAAGGATAAAATAACTCTAGATAATTTAATTGATGGAACTATTATTGGTGAAAATACATTAAAAATTGGCAACAGTGTATTATTAGCGAATGATGACCCAAAAACAAATAATTTCTACAAAATAACATCTTCTGGTCCAAAAATAATATCCAAATTTGGACATTTACAAACTGATTTTATGAATGGTTTAGTTTTAAATGATAAATCATCAGATACTAGTTATGAGGTTTACAAAAAAAATGATATTATAAAGGTTATATATCGTTCAAGTACTGATAAAAGTGGTCCAACAACAAAATCTATATATATTGTTGGTGCCGAAAAATTTCCATTATCAAATTATAAATATGGGTTATTAAATGCTAAATTAGATAAATTGTTTAATAATAATAGTGGAAAATTCATAAAAGGTGGAATTATTCAACCTCCAAAATCAGGTACTACAAACAGTTTAATATTAAGAAAAGGTATTGAACAAAATGATAAATATTCGTTTTTAGAAGTGTTAGCATCATTATATCAAATGAATATCAAACTTTATATAGATAAATTATTACATTATTTAACGCCTGATATATTTATCTCATTAGGTGCTGGGGAAATATTCAAATATTTTTACGAAGAAACCCCAAATGTTGATATGACGATGTTTGATACATGGCTTAATCAATATGAAGATAGTGTATCTAAATTTAAGTATGATTTAAGTGGCAATATTGATACAAATAGTAATATAATGTTTTTGTGTAGAATTTATGTCGCAATGGAAAATTACAAAAAATATTTATGTGATTTGAATATTTACAAAGATTACAATTTGTTAATAGATTTAGTGTCAAGAGAAATAGAATCATTAGATGATTCAGGATTAAATATAATAATATTGGAAGTTAGTGTGAAAGATACTATAAAAATATTAAACCCTATAAATACTGATATTAATAATATAATAAAACCTAATAGACAAGATTTAGTGTTAATTAAAATGAATAATTATTATGAACCATTGTATGAAATAGAAAATTCTAGTAGTGATATAATAAAACATAATGACTTTATTTTTGAAGGTGAATCCCATAAAATGGTTGTAAATAATTTAAAAAGTTTGTTAATCAATAAAAATAAAAATGAAATCTTATCATTTTATACATTAATGAATACATTAGAAAACCCAGACTATAGTCTGAAAAAGGTTATTGTTGACAAATATTTTAAAGGTATTGGTATTTTAACACAAAGCGATACAATCATATTTACAAAAGGGTTTAATATGGATTTTAATAATGATTTTGTGTATCTTAATCAGGTACCAAAACTTAATATAAACGACGCATTAGAAAAATATAATACTATGTATGTATTTTTGAAAGAAAAATATGGAATTGAACTCAAAATAGACACTATTGTGAAAGATACTAAAATATATTGTATTCGTAATAGTAACAATAATTACATACCTGTAAAAGAAACACCACTAATAAAAAAATATGAGAAACTAAATTTAGTAATAAATAAATATTTATTAGATATTGATGAATTAATGTTTAACGATATTATAAGTGATGACGAAAGAATAGAATATAATAATGAACAAAATTTGAAAAAAAATATGTACAACAACTTAAAATATGAATTATCGAGTTTTTTTGGAAATAAAGATCGTGTTACAAACGAATTGAAACTGAAAATAATTAAAATAATAGACAATAAAGTAATTCCAATTGATACTAAACGAGAAACAATCCGGAAAGTTGTAAAAACAATAGTTGATAATTTTTCTAGTGTTGGTGTCCCAGTATTAAACAGTGAAAATAAAAGTTGTCAACATGTTGGGTGTATCGATTTAGATAAATGTGTCAAAAAGGGTCGTGGTGGCAAAAAAACAATTGAATTTGATGGACAAAAGTATGATATTAATTTTTCCGAGTGTAAATTAATACTAAATAAAGATGGGTCTGATATATTTTATAAAATACTAAGTGAAGAGATATTGAATTTTTATAATAAACGAAAAATTATATTAAATGGTAATTATAAGTTGATTGAGAGAAATATAAAGGATAAAAATATTATAGAGCTAAATGGAATTAATTATAATGACAAAATTAGAGAATTGTATTCAAATACAAAATTTATGTACACAAATAATTATTTTAATCATATATTTTCATACAAAATACAACAAAAAATTCGCGATATAATGGATTTATCAGTTGTTGAACATACTAGAAAAAAATCACCAAAAATGGCTTTTACAAAAGGATGGGATGGTAAAGATTATAGTTCAGAAAAAGATGTAATGGCTGGAGACTGTATTTTTCCATACAAGGTTTGGGGAGAAAAAGGCAAAATATTTAATGAATGTATTCATCACTATAAAAAAAGTAAAAAGCGTGGTAAAATATGTGCGACTTCATTATCTGAAAAAGGTCCACATAAAGGGTATATGAGTACCTATGGATTTTGCAAAAAACCACCAAATTTTATTGTTTCAAAACATGTAAACCTTGATAAATCAACTAACAATAGAGCATCAAATAATAACCAATCAACTAACAATGAAGATTCAAATAATAACCAATCAACTAACAATGATAATGAATATCCGATTCCACCTCCTTCGTGGGATGGGCCACATAAAGGAAAGTATTTGTTTAAATTAGTTAAAAATAGTAATGGTAAAAAAATAAAAGAAATATCAAAATTCGATAAAGCGATTAAAACAGCAGATAAATATGATGAATGTACAGGGATTACTAAAAATTTAAAAGGTTATAGTCTTAGGACTAGTCCTAAATTAAGAAAAACACCATTAAATAATATTAGTACTGGATTAGCTAGTTGGACTAAAAAGGCTGGACGAAAAAAACCAAAGAAGGATTATGATACGACACCATTATCCAACTTTTTTTCCACCGTATTTGATAGTTCTAATTCTAATAATAACCAATCAACTAACAATAGAGCATCAAGTAATAACCAATCAACTAACAATAGAGCATCAAGTAATAACCAATCAAATAACAATAGAGCATC